ATCAGGCCGCGATCGGATTTTTTGATACTTTCGTGATGGGCGGCGCCTGGGAGGGATGGTCGAATACGGGGCGTGATCGCGAGACGATCGTTACCGCGATCAAGAACGGTTCTACGGCGCTTCTCAAGACGAAGGTTTTCGTCTACCAGAAACTCAACGTCGTTCAGCAGGACGCGAACGACGCCTATCCGACCTACACGGCTGAAGTCAACGCGCGAAACTGGAAGGTCTACAACAACGGCTCATCTGGAACTTTGACCGTCCCGGCGGAGGGTGCCGCGTCCAATCTGGTGTGTTACACGACGTTTGTGAGCACGAACCCGAGTGGTGAATATCCCTATGACTTTGGCGCCAAGTATTCGTACTACAAGTATCTGACGAAGTCGAAGAGTGATTCGAGATTTTCAGGATTGAATGCCGGCCTGGCCTCTGCGAGTCTCGACGGCATCTTCCAGGACAACTTCCTGTGTAACCCGCAAGTCAACGGTGATTTCAACCGGGACGGAACCACGGATATTCAGGGATTCCCTTGTGCCGCAACTCCCTGGCTGCAGGCGGGACAGCTGAAATACTGTCAGACGATGCGCGGGCTCGCGCCGGCCAAGTACTTGTTCGCCAATTTTGGCGATTATGGGTGGGCCGCTGCTGGGGTGATGAACAAAGTTCTGGATGGCGGCTTGTGCGAAAGCTTCATCGGCAAGAGCTGGTCGTGGGAAACGCAGCTCGATTTCCCCACGATGTTGAGTTATTACTACCGAGCTTTGGACACGGCTGTCAATCCAAACCTCGTTATTTTCGGGGGTTCGTGGCCAGATACGAATCCTGACGGTTCAGCGCTGGTACGGCTTCCCACGGTGGGCGGATTCCCGCCACTGAACACGCAGTGGCAGTGGGCGCGTTATATCATCGGCACGGCTCGCTTGGGAGAAGCGCAATCTGCCATCAATCGATACAGTCAGGGTTATAGCGCTGATCTTGCTGCACTGGATCGATACGATGAATACGGTGGCAGTGCTGGCTTGGCGCGTGGGTGGCTCGGCAATCCATTAACGACGGCTTTTGGTGTACGTCCGACGACGCCCCGGATCGCCAAAGGACCGATTGGTATCTACGTCCGCGAGTACGACAACGGCGTGGTGGCAGTCAATCCGAAAGGCAATAGCACCCAGACCATCACGAATGCGGATATCCCGGGGACCTGGAAGTTTCTGACGGGCACTCAGGACGCTGTGCGCAACAGCGGGGCGACCTTCTCGTCGATTGCGATTCCGGAGCGTGACGCGCTGTTCCTACAGCGGGTCACCTCAACTGATCTTGCCTCAATCTGGCGTTACCTGAATTTCGGTACCGGATTCACGAACGGCTCAACGCCCGCTGCCTCATGGCTGGGGCTTACCGGGGCTGCGACCATCAGTAACACGCAGGTCGAGCCGGGAGCGACGACCGCAATGCGTCTGGACGCTGTCAACGCGAGTACGGTGTTTGGCTATTACCTTCAGTTGCCCAACATGGCACACGAGGGAGATACGCTGTATTTCTCGGCGCGCATGTTCAGGCCTACCGGTTATATTGATGGTGGGCACGCGCACATGAAGTTCTTCCGATTCCATACCTCTCCTGCCGGGGGTGGAAATCAGGGTTATGTTGATATGTATCTGGGCACTTCTCCCGATGGATTTCACTTCATCTACGAGGGGACCCAGAACAATGCGTCTTACGCGTATCCGAAGACTCCTTGGGTTCCGGATCCGAGTGCGGATGTGATTGGTCCGGGACTCACGCCGCGCCCCACGACTGGCGTGTGGGAAACGTTTGACATGGCAGTAACCTTTGGGCATGTCTCCAAAGATGCGGGCGGCTTGGGCGAGCTGTGGTTCTGGAAGAACAAGCAGCTTCTTGCGCATATTACTTCGCGCGAAACGATGGTGACTACGACGGATGTTGTGGATCAGATCCATCAAACAACATACTGGAACAGTGGCGCCCCACAGAATCAGAGTCTTTATGTGGGGCGTTGTGCGGTCGCCGCCAAGATTGCCGGTTTGCGGGATGATACGCAGTTTCTTGCGGCCGATGTCTCAGGTAACAGGCTGATCGCGCTCGGTCTATGATTCTGGTGGCGTCGATCCCTCATACCGGGACGATGTTCACATTTGGGTTGCTGCCCTTTCCGTGGGGCAACGTGTTGGAAGACCCGAAACCCGGCTATAAATATCAACTGCATCTGAACGAGCCACGGCCTGGGCTCGTGTCTCAACGTATGCAGCAATGCTTCACGATTGTGCCGTTGCGTGAATATGCCGCAGTGAGGGTTAGTTGGGAACGCAGACGTTTGGATACGCAGGAACTTGATCGACAGTGGAGTGAAATGCTGAAGTTACGCGATGTCTTTTTTTTCCAGATTGATGCGCCTGATCGGGAGGCGCGGCTGGGAGAGCTATCGCGCGAGTTGGGCGTGCCGCTAGTCACGGACTGGAGGCGTCTGTGACGATTTCGATTGGAGTCGCGGTAACGCCTGAAGAGATCAACGTGACGTCCGGCACTCCGACGACAACCACGGGATCGGCCACGACTCAAGCCAGTGGCAGTTCATTCTTAATTCCGTTGCGGGCCTACGGAGATCTGTATTCGGCCGTCACGGATAGTTTCAACAACACCTACACGTTCCAGGGCAAGAAGCAGAACACCTCTGACGGAGACTGGTTGCATCTGTACCTGTGTCAGAACGGCACGGGAGGCGCGTCTCACAAACCCAAAGTAACCGTGTCGGGTACTGAGCTGGTTTCCTTTGGGCTGTTTGAGGTGCAAGGGGCTGCAACTGCAAGTCTCGATGCCGTTTCGGCTGGCGTGTTTGACAGTAGTTCTCCCTTTGGCGATGCGCTCACCACGACGAATGCCGCTGACATGGTCATCGGTCTTTTTGGTAGTAACGGGGCTGCCGGGACCGTGACCTACACACCGGGTTCGGGGTTCTCCACCTTCACCGGTGCGGGATCTTCCATCGGGACCAATGGACTTTCTTTCGGTGTGGCCTATCAGGTTGTAGCGGCCACCGGGACCTACAACCCCGCGTTCACTGTGTCCTCTGGCAACCGTGGGCCGGCCCTCACGATTGCTCTGAAGGCCGCCGCGGCGGCCAGTAACAAGCAACTTCTTTCCATGCTGAGCAACCAGGGCGGATTCTAAATGTCCACGCAAACGATGTTCACCGCGATTGGGACATCCAAGACCATTGACGTTGCCCTGGTGCAGAAAGCTGCAGCCACGAGTCCTGGGGACCCCCTTACAGGACTTGCGTTCAATACTTCGGGTCTCACCGCGTATTACCGAGCTGGCCAGACCGGTACGGTGACCGCGATTACGTTAGCGACCCAAACTGTTGGTGGCGCCTATTCTTCGGGCGGCTTCGTCGAGTGCGATGCGACTCACATGCCGGGCCAATACCGGTTCGATTTACCTGACACGTTGGTGTCGGCTGCCAACCGTGTGTATATCACGTTCACGGGGGCCGCGAATCTCGCCACGCATACCGTCATACTGGTTGTCAAGGCGGTCGATTGGAGTGATGGCGTTCGTGGGGGAATGACGGCGCTCCCCAATGCGGCCGCGGAAGCCGCTGGTGGGCTCTATACCCGCGGTACCGGCGCGGGCCAGATCAGCCAGACCGTCAACGGGCTCATCAACGGGAACGTCATCGACGTCGCGGGCACGGCTCAGACGGCGCGCGACCTGGGTGCGAGCGTGCTGCTTTCTTCCGGCACGGGAACCGGCCAGGTCGTGCTCACCGCGGGCAAGGTGCAGCTCGACTCCACGGGCAACAGTGCGGTCGCGACTGCGGTATGGGACGAGGCGGCGAGCTCACACCGGTCAGCGGGATCGTTTGGCGCGATGCTCCAGCCCTTCAGCTCAGGCACTGCGCAAGCGGGAGCGGCGACCTCGATCACTCTGGTATCCGGCGCCTCCGCAGTCAATGACTACTACAAGAACTGCCTGATCGATATCGTGGCAGGAACGGGGATTGGGCAGACGCGCTTCTGCACCGCCTATGTCGGGAGCACGAAGGTGGCGACCGTCACGACTTGGGCGACGAATCCGGATAACACGAGCGTCTATGTGATCCGTGGCTTTGATGCGATCCCGGGCGCCACAGCGCCTACGGCGAGTCAGAATGCGGATGCGGTGTGGAATGCACTGATTGCGAGCTATACGACGCAGGGCTCCTTTGGCGAGCGCATGCAGAATGTTCGCTCTGGGACGGCGCAAACAGGAACCGCCTCGAGCATCACCTTGGATTCGGGAGCGTCCGCCACGGACAACCTCTACCGTTATCAGATCGTTTACATCACGGTAGGAACGGGGGCCGGACAGGCGCGACAGGTTACTGCCTATACCGGCAGTTCCAAGGTGGCAACGATTGGTCCGAACTGGACCGTCAATCCAGACAACACGTCCAAGTTTGTGATCATGCCTTTAGGCATTGATGCCGCCACGGTCGCCGCCATTGCCCAGGCCGTCTGGGACGAAGCGCGCTCGGGGCATGTGGCCGCCGGAACCTTTGGCGAACACGTTCTGGCGGATACCGTCCAGATCAGTGGAAATACCACGGCGGCCGACAACGCCCAAGCCGCCTTTGACACCACCGGCTATGCCTTCACGAACTGCACTGTACCGAACGTCACGACGGTGACCGGCAATGTGAATGGCACGGTCGGCAGCGTGACGGGTGCGGTCGGTAGTGTGACAGGGGCTGTAGGCTCTGTAACGGGCGCCGTCGGCTCGGTCACCTCCGGGGTGACTGTAACCACGAACAACGACAAGACTGGCTATACGGTCTCGACGTTGTCAGACAAGACCGGGATGAGCCTCTCGGCCGCAGGAATTGATGCGCTCTTTACTCGAGCGCTCACCGAATCCTATTCAGTGGCGGGCGCCGCTCCCACGGTCGCTCAATCACTCATGCTGCTCCAGCAACTTCTGGGTGGAAAGTTCACCATTTCTGGAACGACGCTGACGGTCTACAAGCTCGATGGCACGACTGTCGCTGCCACATTTACCCTGAACGACGCCTCGGCCCCGACAGGGCTACTGCGGGCTTCCTGAGATGTCGATCTCTCACGTCGTCTGCCGCGGGTATGGTAATGGCACGTATCCCGGCCAGATCCGCCAGGTTGTCACGCGCGGTTTCTTTGATAGCGCCGTCGCTCCAGTTCAGGACGAGGAGTTACCGAACTTCACGGTCAAGGCCAATAGCGGCACGTATACCTTTCCATTGGCGATCTATTTCAGCGGTGAGACCAGCTTCTCGGTCACGGGATTGGCGACGGGAATCACCTTCGACACGACGACAGGTGTCCTGACGGTTAATTCGGCCACCGCCTCGGGAACGACCAGCAACATCGTGATCACGGGGATTAACGCTTCGGGAAGTACGGCCGGCAATCCATTCAGCGTGAAGATTTCCACATCCAAAGTCAGCCCCAACGCTCGCGATTACGAGGACTAGCCCATGGCGCTCACTCTAGCTACCCCCAACTCTCTGGGAACCCCGGGCGGCTCCGCTTCCCTGCTCTACGAGGGAGGTATCGGAGTCAGCGCCAATGACGTAGTGGTTCAGACGGCAGATGTCTCCCCCTTTGACACCTTCCTGCTCATGACCACTGCCGGTGCCGCTCAGATCCTCGCCTCTTTGGATGGCACGAATTACGCGACTGCGCCGCTTTCGCTCACCGATATGGGCGCCACGACGTCAGATCCGGTGATCGTGACGGCCGCTAATCGAATCTATCGAGTTCGCGGCAAGTTCAAACGATTGCGCGTGACCCAAAACGGCGCCACTGCTGTGACCGCAGTCTCGCTGATGTGCTCAAGGACCTGAATGGCCGATCTGACCGAGAAGCAAAAGCGTTTCGTCGAGGAATATTTGGTTGATCTGAATGCGACGCAGGCTGCGATTCGCGCTGGATATAGCAAAGATACGGCTTACGCCATCGGCTGGGAAAACCTGAGGAAACCTGAAATTTCCGAGGCTATTTCCACCGCTCGCCAAGAGCAGACCAAGCGCACTCAGATTGATGCGGACTGGATTCTGCAGCGTCTTGCGATGGAAGCCGATGCCGATATTGCCGATCTCTACGACGACAACGGTGCGCTGAAGCCCGTAGCTGAATGGCCCGTTGTATGGCGCACCGGTCTCATCTCGGGAATCGAGACCGAACAGGAATTCGAGGAAGTCGCCGGCAAGAAAGTGCCGGCAGGCATCGTTCACAAGGTGAAGATTTCGGATCGCGTGCGTCGCCTAGAGCTTCTAGGTAAGCACGTGCGCGTGGGCGCGTTCACCGAGCGCCACGAGCACTCAGGTCCTGAGGGCGGCCCGATCGAGACTGTCGATCTGACGCCCTCTGAGGCTGCCCGGCGTATCGCGTTCATCCTTCAAAGCGCAATCAAGCACTGAAATTGCTCTCACCTCCTGGTGCTGAGCAACAATCTTTCTCGTGTCTGCGCTACTGAGCGCAACAATCTTTCCCCGCCAGCGGGTTGCTGGCAATCAAAGGGCCATCAAGCACAAGCAGCGGGTCACCGCATAGCAGGCCCAGGAGTTTTCACATGTCTCAGATCCGTACTTCCCTTCACGGTCGCGAAGTCGGCCTTGATGGTCAGCGCCGGCTGCTGTGTCCTGCCGGCTTTGTCGCGGGCGATCACGGCTCGCAGATCGCGTTTTCCAGTCCTACGGTTGTTGCGTTCACGGATGACTTCACAGGCGCCTCTCAGGCGTTCTCGACCACGCCGGTTAACGGCTGGCGCTCACGCAAAGGCTCGGATGGTGCGTGCGTTGACTGGACCAAGACGGATGCCGTTGGCGGTACAGTGGTCGGCACAATCGGCAATACCACCGCATCTATGGCGGTCTCAGGGACGCAGCTCGACCGGGGACTCGATTGGAAGGCGAATCAGGGCAATCTGTGCCTTGAAGCGCGGGTGAAGATGAGCACGATCGCTACCATTGCGGTCTATATCGGTTTCACCGACCAGGTTGCGGCACTCGAGATGCCCGTGAATTCTGCGGGTGGCTCCCATACGATCACGACCAATGCGACGGACGCCTGTGGCTTTCTCTTCGACACCACGGACAGTGGCACGGATCAGTGGTTGCTCGTGGGTGTGGCCAATGATGTGGACGCGACCGTGCAGTCGGGTATCGGGGTGGCAGGCGCGGCAGTCCTTCCGGTAGCGGATACCTACGCGACGTTCCGTATTGAGATCGGTACGGACGGCTCCGCGGTGTTCTTCCGTAATGGAATCCAGGTCGGCACGAAGATGGCGGGAGCGGTAACCGCAACGGTGGCTCTCACTCCAGTTGTGGCGGCATTCAACCGCACGACTTCGGGAGCGCCGACCATCACGGTCGATTACTTGACCCTTTCAGGAGCTCGGGTATAGCTTGGCTGGATGCGCGAGCGCTTCAAGGTAATCTTCTCACTCGTTCTGCAGGTGACCGTGGCATTGCTGTTCCTGTGGTCATTTGTGGCGATCGTGTTCAGAGCGCACTGATTCCATGGGCAAGTGGCGGTCTATCAGGACCGCGCCGAAGCGGGAGAATATCCAAGTCCTCACGGGCCGCTTCTTGCCTCCGGGCCACCTGTGGGGAATCAAAGGTGGCGGAGATTGGTGGTATCAGACTTCGTTCTGGAGTGAGCAGCATCAATCGTGGGTCGGGTTTCCGAAGGATGTCCAGCCTACCCACTGGATGCCATTGCCTGCCCCACCAAGGATTGAGTTCCACGTGGAACGATTCACAGGTGAGTCAATCACCGTGAGATCTTCTCGCCAGTAATCCAATGGATCTAAACGAGGTCCTGGCAGCTTTGAACCAGCTGCCAGAGGCTGCGCGCGCGCAGGTTACGAAGGATGCGCTGGATGCGACGAAGCATCTGAAGTGGATCCCGTCGCCGGGCCGCCAAACGGAGGGGTATTTCAGCCAGGCTGATGTGCTTCTATATGGCGGCGAACCTGGCGGTGGCAAAAGTCAGCTACTGCTCGGTCTCGCATTCAACTGCCACCGTCGCTCGCTCATCATGCGGCGGCAGTACACGAATCTGGGCGCACTCACGGATGAGGCGATCAAGATCCATGGCTCGCGGGACGGATACAACGGCTCGCCACCACCGAAGCTGCGCTTTCAACGTCAGGGCAAGGACTGCCTGATCGAGTTCGGTGCTGCGGCCAGGCTAGGGGATGAGCAGGACTGGCAGGGCAATCCTCATGACCTGATCGGCTTCGATGAGGGTACGCAGTTTCTGAAGGATCAGGTTCGGTTCCTCATGGGCTGGTTACGCTCGGTCGAGCCGGGCCAACGCTGTCGGGTTGTGATCGCGACCAATCCACCCATGGATCCGGAAGGACTCTGGATCATCGAGATGTTTGCGCCGTGGCTGGATGATCGCCATCCGAATCCAGCGCGGCCCGGCGAGCTTCGATACTTCATCACGGACGAGAATGGCAAGGACGTTGAAGTAGACGGACCTGATCCGGTCAGGGTCGGTGACAAGGCCGTCAAGCCACTGTCGCGCACCTTCATTCCCGCGGCCGTCTCGGACAACCCGTTCCTGGCGGGCACGGATTACCAGTCGAAGCTGGATGCGATGATCGAGCCGTATCGTTCGATCCTTCTGGGTAAGTTCAAAGCATCCATCAAGGACGATGCGTTCCAGGTAATTCCCACCTCCTGGATTCGTGCCGCACAGGAACGGTGGACGCCAAAACCGCCGCCGGGTGTGCCGATGTGCGCGATTGGCGTTGATGTCGCGCAGGGAGGTCAGGATGACACCGTTCTCGCTCCCCGCTATGACGGCTGGTTCTCGCCACTGATCTCGACGCCAGGAAAGCAGACACCGTTTGGCAAGGATGTCGCGGGGCTTGTGGTCTCGCACCGCCGCCAGGACGCCAAGGTCATCATCGACATGGGCGGAGGTTACGGAGGAGCCGCCTACGAGCATTTGAAGGAAAACCTCGGGAGCGAGGCAGTCTTTGGCTACAAAGGCGCCGAAGCCTCTGTCCGCCGTACCGTTGACAAGCAGCTTCCCTTTACGAACAAGCGCTCCGAAGCGTACTGGCGTTTTAGAGAAGCACTGGATCCGAGTCAGGTCGGTGGTAGTCCCATCATGTTACCCGAGGATCCGGCGCTCGTGGCGGATCTCACGGCCCCTCGTTTCGAGGTCACCTCTCGAGGGATCAAGGTGGAGGCCAAGGAAGATGTTGTCGAACGTCTGGGGCGCTCGCCTGACCGCGGTGATGCGGTGGTTATGAGCTGGTTTCAGGGTCCGAAAGCGATCAGCGACTTGCCCCAGTGGAGAGCCGATCAGCGATTGAATCGACAACGTGCCCCGACTGTGAACCTGGGCACACGCCGAACAACACGAAGGTAACCATGGCCAAGTTGCAGAAGTTCATACTCAACACCGATCCAGCCGCGCGAACGATCCATCGAAACGACCCGCTGGACAAAGCGGTCTCGGGCGCGCTCATCAAGCAACCCGGGCCGCCACCCACGGTGGTTCCAATGCCGGATGAGCAGGCCACGCTGGCCGCCAAGAAAAAAGTGGTGGCGAGTTCGTTGGGTCGTACGGGACGGGCTTCTACTATTCTGACAGACACCACGGACAGGCTCGGTCCGTGACCGACGTTCAGTCGCTCATCGAGAGCGGCAACCAACTCTTTGGGAAGCGTTCGCAACTCCTGTCGCTCTGGCAGGAGATCGCGGACAACTTTTATCCCGAGCGCGCTTCGTTCACGCGCCAACTTCAGATGGGTGAAGAGTTCGCGGGTCACTTGATGTCGAGCTATCCGCTGATTGTGCGGCGTGAGCTCGGCAACGCATTTGGCGCCATGCTTCGACCCCGGGATCAGGTCTGGTTCCAGATCACCGTGGAGCACGAAGACAAGATCGACCAGCCCGGCAAAGAATGGCTCGAGTGGGCCTCGGGTGTGCAGCGGCGTGCAATGTACGATCGCATGAGTCAATTCGTCCGTGCCACCAAGGAGGGGGATAACGACTTTGCAGCCTTCGGTCAGTGCGTGATCTCTCGTGAGATCGATACGCGCAAAGCGATCGGCCCGCACTTGCTCTATCGCTGCTGGCATCTTCGCGATGTAGCCTGGTGCGAGAAGTATGACGGCTCGATCGGCGAAGTTCACCGCAAATGGAAGCCGACTGTTGGACAGTTGAAGGCGTATTTCCCCAAAGGATTAGCCTCATCGGTCGCGCGCGCGTCCGCCACGGATCAGTACCGCGAGATCGAGTGTCGGCACATTGTCATGCCGGCTGAGGATTATGGGCCGCTGCAGGGTGGCAAGAAGGTCAAGACTCCGTGGGTATCGATCCACATCGATGTCGAGAACCAGCAGCTCATGGAAGAAGTCGGCTCATGGAGTCCGGTCTACACCATTCCCCGCTGGCAGACGGTCTCGGGATCACAATATGCCTACAGTCCGGCCACGATTGCCGGCTTACCTGATGCCCGGTTGATTCAGGCGATGACACTCACCTTGCTCGAGGCGGGAGAGATGGTCGTTCGGCCGCCGATGATCGCAACCAAGGAAGCGATCCGCGGTGATGTGTCGCTTTTTGCCGGCGGCATCACGTGGGCGGATGCGGAATAC